AAGGATCTGTTGTTGAATTAAATCCAACTGCAGTAACTATACCAGTTATAGGATGAATAGTAGCAATACCAACAGAAACTACTAATGGAGCAATTTGTGTACCAGAAGTAGATATTGCAACTGTTGGTGCTGTAGTATACGCCCTACCAGTAGTACTGAATGCTACAGAACCAGGGTCTATAGAAGAACCTGCTAAACCAACTGTTGCATCAGCACCAAATGATCCAGTAGGATAAGAGAAGGTAACTATAGGAGCACTTGTATAGAATCTTCCACCAGTAGTAATTCCAACACTTAAAACTGTTCCACCAGTTACACTAATATCATCTAAGGTAGAAGTTGCTTCTGCACCATTACCACCACCTGATGGAAGACTAAATGTTACCGTAGGTGCCGTTTTATAGAATACACCACCTGTTGTTCCACCTGGGAATAGATAAGAAGAAGATCCAATACTAATCGGTGCAGAAGTAATACTTACTCCACCACCAACCATAGGAGTATCTAAAACAGCAGTAGCAGCAGCACCAACATGTTTTGGAGTAGAGAATGTAACTGTTGGTGGGGTAATGTAACCAGAACCCGCACCAGTTATCGTAGTAGTATTAACTGCTCTATCGACAAGAGACACAGTAGCTGCAGCTCCTGCCCCACTAGTATCCGTAGGAACAAATTTAATCTCTGGTGTAACTGTATAACCACATCCTGTATTTGTAAGTCTAACAGCAAGAACTTTTCCACCATTTATACCACTACAGTTGACATACTCATTAGTGATTGTGGAAATACCCGTTGCAGTAACACCTCCTGCAGGTGCGGAAGAAAATCCCACAGTAGGAGCACTTGTGTACCCATTACCCATATTAGTTATGAATACTTGTCCTACAGACCCAGCACTACAAATTCCTGCACTTGCAGTCGCAGTTATGGCTACACCGATAAGTTGAAGTGTCTGAATATAACCGATCTGTGCGATTTCATCGTCAATAGTATCAACACCTGTATCAATAACCTCGTCTTCATAACGGAAGAGACTACAAGACAGTGTATAAACGTAGTTTTTTTGTAATTGGTAAAAAGGTTGTTCATGTTCTACATATTTAATCTCAAATAACCTATCACCAAGAGGAAAATATATCAAATCACCTTCTTTGGGTCTTGATGTCAATTCATTATATGGAACGTCTTCACTTAACGGTGAGATATATTCTTCATATCTCTCTTTTGAGATAATAATTTTTAAATCATCATAATTTTGAATACCAAACTTACTCAAAAGTGTTCCTTGACCACCATATCCCTCATAACTATCAACATATGCCTCAATCGGATAAGAATTTTTGAATTCTGATTGAATGACCTCTTTAATGACACTATTTTTAGTCACATATTGTCTAGGCATATAATATACCTCAACACCATACATCCTCAACTGCTCATTGATAAGATCTTGAACTAAATTTTGTTCGGATTGTACCCCTTGTTGAAAAAATGGATTTAACATATCAACCAATCATGTCCATCGGAGGAACTTCATAAGTAGTGGACATTTTTTCTTTAATTACTTCCAATTCTCTCTCCGCATCCTCATACATTTGTCTACCATTCAATTCAATTCCACCAGGTAACTTAACACCTTGAAATTTCATCATATTTTGACCCCATTGCCTCTTAATTAAGGTTGTAAGATAGGGTTTGATGAATGAATCATTCCAAATTCTGGTATAATCTGTCCCATTCATGGCTCTATAACACTCAATAATCAAGAATTCACCTTTACTGACTGTAGAATAATCAATATCGAGATATAATCTATCTTGTCTCTGATTAAATCTGATGTGTTTATGAGTATTCAGAAGGAAATTCATCGTCTCCAGGTAACTCATGGTCATTGAATACGACAACATGTCATATCCAGAGGCTGCTGTAATTCCACCCCAAAGACCAAATATATCATTTAGGAAAAACTGGTATTTTACATTAAACATACCAGACCCAACAGTATTATTGTATTGAAAAATCTTCTCAATACCAATAACATCTGGTGGAACCTGCAAATAATTACTATTTTCATAATATGTAAATGTTGCCGTATTCCCTACAATACTTGTAGTTGCACTTGTAGAGGCAATTCCGACCTGATTACTACCTGAACCAGGTGGTCTTGCCTGTCCTCTATCAATATCGTCTTGAGTTATTTGATACTTGAGAAATACCTTTTCAACACCGTCAAAATGTCTTTCATTAAACAACTGAATCGTATCATCCACTAAGTCTTCAATTTGTTCATCGGCAACATTAATCTCCAAGACAGGATAACCCAACTGCCTCTTACAGTAATCTATTAGTTGTTGTCTAGAAGCGGGTTTGGCCATTTATAGAACACTTTTTCTCTATTTATGTTTATCCATAAAATGTTGAAACATCATTTTAATATCACCCAGATCACCTTTGATTCCATTAAGTTCCAACTCAATAGAATTAATTCTTTCTTTATCTGAATTGAGTTTTTTATGATTCAGCATATAATTGTTGAAATCATTCCCATTCTTGTTAATTATAGCATTAGAATGGGTATCTCTGAAATACCCATCCTTACCTTCAATTGGTAACATTGTCATTTAAGCTAAAGCGATTGCGCGTAGATTTCTAAGTTGTGGAACAATCGACTGGTTAGTCGATGTTCCGATAATCTTGATCCTAAATGATTTAAATGCGGGAAGATTATCATTGGTAAATGTATATTCTCTAAACTGATCAATAGTAGGATTCTGAATAACCAAATCATCATACTTAGGAATATTATTGTCAGAAGAACCATCATTGTCAGATTGACTAATCATATTTCCAGAGGCATCAAAGTTTCCATAACCTGGGAATGGAACAAAAACAGTTTCTTCTGCCAATGAATCTTCCTGATCTAATGCATAGAATACTCTAACATCATTATACTTAGAGATGTATGCATCCAAATAAACTTTCAAACCACTTGCTGGATTTTCTAGAAGAACATTCTTACTTACATAAACGAAATTATGTGGATCATCAACAGAAGTATTAACTCTAGGATCAGTTGCGTAATTTATAATTGGACTGTTAATTCTGTTAGTTACAAATACGATAGAAGAGTTATCAAGATCGATTGCTGGTGATAATCTATTATCAGATGAAAATAAATTAATACCTACGGTGAATGACTTATTACCAGGTTGAGTGATAAGATATGTATTCTCGTTAATTCGAGAAGCAATCATTCTAGGATCTTCAAAGTAATTTTTCTGGAAGTTTGTAACTTGTGTGTATCCCTTATCAATATAAGAGGCTTCTCTACCAGAAATACTGGTTTCAGAGATTGTTCTTGCCTGAAGGATAATATTAGTTCCTCTTGGTTGGATAGTATTGATCTTGGGAATCATCAGGTTGAAAGGTAAATTATAAGTACCTTTTACATTGTTTCCACCAGCCTTAGTATTTTCGGTGAAGTATTTTGCACCAAGAACTGAACCAAGTCCCCTATCAGTACCAAAATCAATATCATCCATATCAATCTTAATATTATAGTAATCAAGTCCAATAGGATTTGTTACAGTTACGTCTCCAAGACTGTGAGTTTTATTGATTCTTCTTAGTGAAATACCATCAAGTTCATACTTATAAACCAAATCTGAGGAATAGTGAGTGGTTGATTGAGTATTATCAACACCTCTAATAATATCCGTTAAAGTATTACTAGTAACTCCTTTGTAAGAAATGATTTCATTACCAATTTTAGCATAACCCAAATTAGTAGTTCCAACGCCAACACCCTCAAACTGGCTAAATTCAGCAGAGTTTCCAATATTGATGTCACCAGTACTAGTTCCTTGATATTCAACACTTAGAGTAGTTGGAGGAACGTCGGATGAGACATTAGACAGTGTAACCTGGTTGATTCTTGTATGCATTCCATGATTTCTCTGGAATACTTTTATATGGGATCCATCATTATTAACTCTGATCGGTGAAACTGGAATTGCATTTCCACCAACACTGAAATTAAGAGCAGTAGTAACACCTGTATTGTTGATATAAGAGAGTTGAGTAGAAGTATCAAACTCACCTTGAACATTATCAACAATCAGTTCGTTATTACCAGAAATCTCACCAACGGAGAGTTTCATGTTTCTTCCGAGTTGTGTATTACCAACTGTCAATGGTCTGAGAACATCACCGACTGCGTAACCTTTACCACCTTGATTGATAGTAGCACCAGCTGCAACACCGCTCTCAATATAAATATCCGCAGTTGCATTTAAACCACTACCAGTTATTGAAGTAAGAGCAACACCAGTAAAAGTATATCCACCAGCAGATGGAGTATAACCAATTCCTGTATTTGTAATTGTAAGTGTTGAAGTCGCAGATCCTGCATAACCAACTAATGTACCGGTACCAGTTTGGCCCACCTGTAAAATAGTATTACCAAACTCAAGGTCTGTATCTTGAATTGTGGTTCCAATACCAACACTAATGTTTCTTGATTTGATAGTAATAGCATCTTTAGAAATACGTGAAAGATTAGTTGGAAGTTCTGGATTGTAGAAACCAACAAAACCTTGTCCTGTAAAGTTTGCTCTATACAGAATAAACTTCAAATCTTCATATTGACTTGGTGTCCAAACAGTTGCATTTTGTGACTTGAAGAGTGAACCAAGAACTGGTTGTTTTGAAACAAGAATCTGTCCTGCTTCTTGTCCCAGAGTTGTAACGTCAGCTTCACCCAATCTAGAAATCCATACTCTATATTCTAGAGAGGCGGAAAGTAGAACAACAGCATATTCAGTTTGACCTTTAACATATACGGGTGATTCAAAAGTAATTGTTGTTGCAACAGTTCCATCTGTAGAAGTAATAATATCCTTTGGATCAATTTCAACTTCAGAATATGGAAGAATTTTTAGATTTGGAGTACCAATTGTAGTTTCTCTAATTTGTGCAATAACAGGAAGAACATCATCCTTAGTGTGGAAGAAAACATCTACTTTAGTAAGGAATACACCAGTTTCGTCATCAACAAAGAATGTTTGTGCAAGAGGGTCATTCCCTGGAGGGGGCCCACTCATG